ACAAATATTGTTCCGAAGCGGAAATTTACATAAAAGGAGCGGCGCTGATGCCCTTGGACGAAACCCGCAGGCTGCACGGCTACAAGCCAGCCTTCAAGGCCCCCGGTTCGATCTACAAACCGGCCTTCGCCGACGCCGCCGTGCTGTTCATCAACCAGCTGCGCCACACGAAATCGCCCTTCCGGGGGGTGCCCTTCGAACTCATCGACTGGCAGGAGCGGATCATCCGCGACATTTTCGGGATCGTGGACAGGCGCACCGAGTGCCGCCAGTACCGCGTGGCCTACATCGAACTGCCGAAAAAGAACGGCAAAAGCGAACTGGCCGCCGCCGTGGCCCTGTTGCTCACGTGCTGCGACCACGAATACGGCGGGGAGATCTACGGCTGCGCGACTGACCGGCAGCAGGCGGGGATCGTCTTCGACGTCGCCGCCGCGATGGTGGATCAGAACCCCACGCTGAAAAAGCTGTTCAAGTTCAACCCCTCGCAAAAGCGCCTGACCTTCAAGCCCCTCGACAGCTTCTATCAGGCCGTATCGGCTGATTTCGGCAACAAGGACGGACTCAACGCCCACGGCATCATTTTCGACGAATTGCACGCGCAAAAGAACCGCGCGTTCTACGACGTCATGACCTCCGGCTCCGGCCTGACGCGCCAGCAGCCCCTGACGTTTATCATCACCACGGCGGGGTACTCGCGCGAGTCCATCTGCTGGGAGATGCACCAGAAGGCCGAGGCGCAAATCAAAAACAGCAGTGAACCCGACCCGGCGTTTCACCCCGACCCCACGTTTTATCCCGTGATTTACAGCGCCGACGAGGAAAAGGACGACTGGAAAGACCCTGCGGTGTGGCGGCGCGTCAACCCCAGCTACGGCATCACGATCAACCCGGCGGGCTTCCGGGCCGAGTTCGAGAAGGCCCGCACCAACCCCGTGGATGAGAACACTTTTCGCAGGCTCAACTTAAATCAGTGGGTGAAGCAGTCCGTGCGCTGGATGCCCATGGACGCGTGGGACGCCTGCGGCTTCAAAATCGACATGCCCATGCTCAAGGGCCGCGCGTGCTACGGCGGCCTCGACCTGTCCTCCACGCAGGATTTGACCAGCTTCGTGCTCTGCTTCCCGCCCGAGGACGAGGAGGATAAGTTCATCTTCCTGCCGTTTTTCTGGATTCCAGAGGAGTCCCTCCAGCGCCGCGTGCAGAAAGACCACGTGCAGTACGACAAGTGGAAGGCCCAGGGCCACATCGAAACCACCGACGGCGCTGTGGTCAATTACCGCTATATTGAACGGAAAATCAAGCATCTGCGGGATGTCAAGCAGTATAAAATCCGCGAAATCGTCCTTGACCGCTGGGGCGCGTCCCTCCTGTCACAGAACCTGGACGACGCGGGCTTCCGCGTGGGGGGCTTCGGCCAGGGCTACAAGTCCATGTCGCCGCCCAGCAAAGCGCTGATGGATCTTGTCATGGAGAAAAAAATCGCCCACGGCGGCCACCCCGTGCTGCGCTGGAACTTCGACAATGTGGTCATGAAGCAGGACGAGGCCGGGAACATCAAGCCCGACAAGGAAAAAGCCACGCAGAAGATCGACGGGGCCGTCGCGGCCATCATGGCCCTCGACCGGGCCATCAAGCGGGAGGGCCGCAGCGTCTACGCCACGCGGGGCGTACTGGTGCTCGACCGGCACGGAACCTATCACTACACATCGCAGCAGGAGGGGTAGCGGCATGGGCATCTTTTCGCGCAAAAAACCGAAAGCGGAAAACAGCCTCAGCACCAGCGGCCAGAAGAGCGTTTTTTACAGCGGGCGCAGTTCCTCAGGCACCCATGTCAGCGAGGACACCGCGCTGCAGACCGCCGCCGTGTACGCCTGCGTCCGCGTCATTTCCGAGGCCATCGCCAGCCTGCCGCTGCATGTGTACCAATACACCGAGCACGGCACCCAGCTGAAGCCCGACCACTATTTATACCCCATTTTGCACGACATCCCCAACCCGGAAATGACCAGCTTCAGCTTCCGCGAAACGCTCATGGCACACCTGCTTTTATACGGCAACGCCTACGCGCAGATCATGCGCGACGGCAATGGCCGGGCGGAGGCCCTGTACCCGCTGCTGCCGCACAAAATGGACGTGAACCGCAATGAGGCCGGGGAGTTGTATTACACCTATTGGCGGGAGCGCGACGACACCCGGCCCAACGAGAAATCCGGCGCGGTGGCGCTGCGGCGCGATCAGGTGCTGCACATCCCCGGCCTGAGCATGAACGGCCTGGTGGGCCTGTCGCCCATCGCCCTGGCGCGCAACGCCGTGGGCCTGTGCATTGCCACCGAGCAGTTCGGCGCGGACTTTTTCGCCAACGGGGCGACCCCCGGCGGCGTGCTCGAGCATACCGGCGGCGTGCGCGAACCCGACAACCTCCGGGAGCAGTGGAACGCCATTTTTCAGGGCGTGGGCAACTCCAACCACATCGCCGTGCTCGAAGACGGGCTGACCTACCACGCCATCAGCGTCAGGCCCGACGAGGCGCAGTTCCTCGAAACCCGCAAATTCCAGCTGAACGAGATCGCGCGCATTTTTAGAGTGCCGCCGCACATGATTGGGGATTTAGAAAAGTCGAGTTTTAGCAACATTGAGCAGCAGTCCCTGGAGTTCGTGAAATACTGCATGTCCCCGTGGATCGCGCGCTGGGAGCAGGCCCTATACCGCGCGCTGATTTTACCCTCCGAGCGCGGGAAAATCTTCATCAAGTTCAACCTCGACGGCATGCTGCGCGGCGACTACGAGACCCGCATGAAGGGCTTTTCCATCGGCGTCCAGAACGGCTTCATGAGTCCCAACGACTGCCGCAGGCTCGAAAACCTCAACGACATCCCCGACGAACAGGGGGGCAACGAGTACATGGTCAACGGTTCGATGGTAAAATTATCTGAAATCGGGCTGGCCTACAAGGTGAAAGGGGCGATTACGAATGAGTAAGTTTTGGTGTTTTGTCTCGGGCGAGGCCGGGCGGGAACTGCGGCTGGAAGGCCCGATCTCCGACGTCACATGGTGGGGCGACGAGATCACCCCCGCCGCCTTCAAGGCGGAGCTGCAGGCCGGGCAGGGCGACATCACCGTCTGGATCAACAGCCCCGGTGGGTGCGTGTTCGCCGCCGCCGAGATGTACACCGCCCTGCGGGAGTACCCCGGCAAAGTCACCGTGAAGATCGACGGCATGTGCGCCAGCGCCGCCAGCGTCGTGGCCATGGCCGGGGCCGAGGTGCTGATGTCCCCCGTGTCGTACATGGTCATTCACAACCCCAGCACGATTGCCATCGGCGATTCCGACGAAATGCTGCGCGCCAAAGCGACCCTGGACGAAATCAAGGAGGGCATCATCAACGCCTACCAGGCGAAAACGCGCCTGCCCCGCGAGGAGATCTCCCGGCTGATGAACGAGGACAGCTGCTTCAACGCGAAAAAGGCGGTGCTGCTGGGCTTCGCGGACGGCATGCTGTACGCTGACAGTGACAGCAGCGCGCCCATACTGTTTTCGCGCGTGAGCGTGATGAACTCCCTGCTGGCGAAAATCCCGCAGCAGGCCAGGCAAAATCCCCCCGCGCCCGGCATATATGATGAACTGGATGCCCTTGAGACCCGTTTGCACAATTTAACACACTGAGAGGAGCCGAACATGACCAAACTGATCGAACTGCAAGACAAGCGCGCGCATGCCTGGGAGGAGGCCAAAGCCTTCCTCGAAAGCAAGCGCGGCAGCGGCGGCGCCGTTACCCCGGAGGACAAAGCGAAATATGAGGAAATGGAGCGCGCGGTGCTGGATATGACCGCCGAAATCGAGTTTCTGGAGAAGCAGGCGGCCATCGACAACAAGATCAGCGCGCGGCAGGGCGAACCGATCCTCAACCCGCCCAGCGAGGGCATGGGCGGCGGCACCGGGCGCGGCGGCAAGGCCTACAAGACCGCCTTCTGGAACGCCATGCGCACCCGCGCCGTGAGCAACGACCTGAACATCGGCTCCGACAGCGCCGGGGGCTATCTGGTGCCCGACGAGTTCGAGCGCACCCTGGTGCAGGCCCTTGAGGAGCACAACATCATGCGCCAGCTGGCCCGCGTCATCACCACAAACAGCGGCGAACTGCATATCCCCGTCGTGGCCTCCACGGGCACGGCGGCCTGGATCGCCGAGGGCGCGGAGATCCCCCTGAGCGACGGCGCGTTCGGGCAAGTGGTGCTCACGGCCTACAAGCTGGGCACGATGATCAAGGTGACCCACGAACTCCTGAAGGACAGCGCCTTCCCCATCGACAGCTTCCTCGCGCAGGATTTCGGGCGGCGCATGGGCCAGCTGGAGGAGGAGGCCTTCGTCGTGGGCAGCGGCGTCGGCAGGCCCACCGGCTTCCTGACCTCCGCGCCCGTGGGAAAAACCGTGGCCAGCGCCACGGAACTCACCTTCGACGACGTCATGGATTTATACCGCAAGCTGCGCACGCCCTACCGCAACAAGGCCGTGTTCGTCGCCAACGACCTGACCATCGGCGCGCTGCAAAAATTGAAAGACAACAACGGGCAGTATCTCTGGAGGCCCGCGCTGACCATGGGCGAACCCG